GATCACAATATACTGAGACTGTATCCTTGTCTTCCTTGAACATATCCAACGCAACATCTTCTTTTGAATTCATAACACAAGCAGATGGACCACAACTCACACTCACAATAGCAAAGAAGTTAGGATCTGCAGGCCATTCCTCAATTTCTAACCTAAGAGTACAGCCAATTGCATATTATGAGTCTGTACAAGATTATCATTTATGGAACGCTAAAGGAATGGTTAATGCAAGATACGAAGGATGCAAGCTAACATCTACAGATTACAATGTAGATAGTCCGGATACAGTAGATGGAGGACCGGTAATTACAATAACAGAGGGAGGAGGAAAACAATTAATATCGAGACCTGGAAAACAAGCAGGTACGTTTGAGATTAGATAACGTTTTCCTTAATAACGACATATTTATATAAAACAAAGATAAAACTATAAACACGTGGGATACTTAGATAATACAACCGTCACAGTTGACGCTATTTTAACCAATAAAGGACGAGAGATCCTGGCGGCAGGAGGCCGATTAAACATCGTAAAATTCGCATTATCAGATGATGAGATAGATTACGATTTATGGAATCCAGCTCACACATTAGGGACTAATTTTTATGGAAAAGTCATAGAAGATATGCCAGTTCTAGAAGCACTTCCCGATGAGACGCAGATGTTGCGATACAAGCTACTTACTCTGCCCAAGGATGTTATCGGAATACCGGTAATTAGCGTTACACCATCTGCTGTAACATTCACTTCGTTGACTCAAGCAATTGACATAACACCAAGTACGTTAAACTTACAAGGTGGAAATGATACGATGGGATATACAGCCATTCTGAGCGATGACACTGTCGCGACTTTAGAGGTAGCTACAGATGGAGGAGTTCAGAAATCAACAAGTTCAACCGTACTAGGTAATACTGATTTATCAGGAGCAGCTACTAGCTTCCTTGATGATAGTACAACTGGAACATCTACAACTGGAAAAACAATTACACGAACTGGAAGTAAATTTACTATCAAAGCTAAACCACAAGCTAACGTGACTAAGACTGTGAAAGCTTTATTAACGATTGTAGGTAATGAAACTGGTGGATTCAAGACAGTAGTTGTAACGGTAGATCCGACACAATTCACAACATTAGATATAGAATCAGCAATTGCTCCAATTAGATAAATAAAATAAAATGGCAGAAATATATAAAGATTTTCAAGGAGATGATGTAGTACCAGGCGATACTCAAACAATATCCCAACCGGTATGGTCAGAAAACATGAATCCTTATTCACAATCTTATGGTGGATCAACTGGAATCGGATTCTTCACATCATCAGCTCAAGTATCTCAATCAGGAGACTATTATGTAAACGTATATCACAGAGATCCTCAAGACACAAACGAAGCTGCAACAGCAGCTGTTCAATTTGCTGTGGCTTATGGTAACAGATTAGGAAGTGGATCATTTGGAGATGTTAATACTGTAGGACAAAATGCTAATGATACACCAACAAGAGCAATATACTCTCAGTATAGAAACCAACTTCTACCTCCAACGGATACAGCATTTACCTTTGGATCAGATACTCCAGACGACATTATTGTAATTAATGTTGCAAGAGCTAGATTCAGACAAAAAATTGATCCAGGAAATTGGGAGCTTAGAATTGCATCAGGAGCTTTAGCAAGTGGAGCTACATCACATATGTCGTTTATTGATAATAGTGGTGAAGAAGAGACTCCAACTGTAAATGAAGCGGGAAGAGTAGTGGGTATCTATAGCGGATCTGGAGCAGTAACAGCTTCAAATACTCAATACGGTTTATTCTATCCTGACCATGGAGTCTTAGTATTTAATGCTAACAGATTAGCTGTTGAAACTGGAATGCCTTTAGATACTGGATCTGCATTAACAATGACCACACAAGCTAAAAACTCAGTAACAGCTTCACAGTACATATCAGCTTCAACATACTTTGCAGCTAGAAGCGAGGAAAAGGTGACATCAACACACTACTTTGTACGTGTAACAAACAAAAACTTTAACTTCTCCAACAATCCAACATTTGTAACTGGAAGTACTGGAACATTTAAACATGCTAGCATGCTTAGAAATCCTAGTGTATATGTTACTACAATTGGAATGTACGATGACAACAATAGACTGGTAGCTGTGGCTAAGCTCAGCAAGCCATTATTGAAAAGCTTCAACAGAGAGGCCTTAGTAAAGGTTAAGCTAGACTACTAAAATTAGTCCTTATTCAGACTAACAAGAAATCCCTTTCAGTTAACGGAAGGGATTTGTTTTATCGACATATTTATAGGTAATGGCAGGAGTTTTTAAAAATCTAGATGCAGCTGACATAAGGCTTACGCCTTTTCGAGCACATAAAAAGTGGTATAGCACCATTTGCTATAAAGACTATTACTCAAATGTTTTAGCCAGCCCGGTTAGTATTGGATCTTTAGAAGGATCAAGTAAAGCTGGAGTTAGAGGATTATACGCCACCGATGTTAGTAGCAGCAGAATATTGAGACTTAATCAAGATGATAAGTTTGAAATACTCAACGATCAAGATCTTACTAATCCAAACGGAGTAACTGCCTATGGTATAGGACCGACACAACAACACATAATTGCAGGCTCAACAGCCGGAGGTTTGGGAGCGTTAGAACCTTATACAAGCCTACTCGCAAAAGGAACACCGTACACAAGCTCAAAAGTAACAAGCATAGAGAGTATATCCACATGCTTATCAGGCTCAGATGCAGCTATGGTGTTTATTGCCGGAACCCAAGGAATAACATCAAAAGCAATAAACCACACAAATGGAAACTTTGGAGGTGTAGAAGGAGTTATACTCAACTCCTCAATAACGGCAACATTAACCGGATCATTCAATGCTGTAAATGCAGAAGGGAAAAGCATTAACGACAAAGTTGTGGCAATAGCATCTTCTGGATCATTAGGAGCTTTTGCTGTAGCATTTACTGGATCACTTCCTCAAGCATTAACAGCCAGCTTTAGCTCATCAGTGAGTCCAGGTAGTGCGTATGGGTATGCTCAATATGGCGTTAGCGCTTATGGAGTAACAATACCAGCTACAGTTAAAAGATTTATATATTGTGGTACTCAAGATTTATACTTTGCTCTATTTGACGATGGACACTTGTTTAGAGTAGAATCTAATGCTACATCACAACTTATCACAACGGGTGTCAACGACATACTGATGGATAAAACCAACTTCATATCTGGATCAGCAACTTTGCAAGATAGTAAGGTTCATGTCGTGTATCGTAGCGGTGAAGTAGGTCTTGATTTATATGCAATAGGAACTGGCTACAATGTTGCATCTTTTGAAAAAGTGGTAGATGCAAGACAGTGGGTAGCATTGAAACCCGAACTAAAAGCAACTATACAAACCAATCAAATACCAGCAACAATTGGCATATTTGCCGGCACCACTTCAAGCTTAAAAGAATCTGTAGTTTTTAATATCAATCCAGATACTTACGAAATATCAGATCCGGATCACTTTGGTGCGACAAAGGGTGATTTACAAATTGGAACCGCTCTAAAAGCAGGTGTATCTAGCTCGGACATATTTGTAGGATTTAGCTCCTCATATAGTAATAGGTTTGTTCAGTTTGATATTACAACAGAACCTACATTCTCTGTATACAAGGCTGATTACAATCCAATACCATCACATCCTAGCTACAATCCATTAAACACACTATTCGATCAAGGCAATCCACACTTTCAATATTACGAACCTATTACAGTAGATGGTAAATTTCAAAGAGTTGTTCACAAATCAACCAACCATCTATTCTATGAAGACTTTTATAGCAATACAAAAGCTGCGTTTGGTAACGGAAACATCAACACACAACTAAGAGATTTAGAAGATCAAGCATATATAATAAACCTTGCTCAATCTAAGTTTGGAGAAGCAATACAACAATCGTCATTAGAGATTGACGCTTACTATAATATAAGTGGTAGTCAAAACGAATCTATTAAGATAGTAGACGATCTATCTGGCAATCTGTATGTATCTGGCGGATTGGTGTCCTCTATTAATCCATCACTAAAAGTATCAGGCTCTATGTCTATAAACAGTGTTGGTGAGTGGCCTACAAGAGAATTGTATAAGTACAACGGAAAAGGTGCAGTCACATTAACGGAGAGTTTTAACCGTGGAAACTGGGTAATGGAGACTCATTATGAGAATATAAACTTTAGCGATATTGCTGGTGACTCATTACCAATACCTCAACCAATCGATTTACTAGGAGTTGTTCCAATCTTTAGCGCTAGCTTATCTTCAAGCATACACATACAACCTTCAGCTGTCGAAAACTACCGACAGTCATACAACTTCGAGAATAGTGATTTTACAATCACATTTCAAATAATGCCTACTGACGTAACAGCACACAAGTCTGGATCAGTGATCTTAACAAAAGCAGGTCCAGCTTCAGATGTAGGTGTAAACATAAACGGAGACGTGTTTACATACAACTCAGATGAACGAACACCCTACGCCATAACAATGGATTCAGGTAGTACTACACTACGATTCAAGCGAGATAACTTGTTTGAAGAAGCTCAGGTATCAGGAAGTTTAACGCTGAATCAATTGCATCACGTTACGTGTCAATTAAGCTCATCTAAACTAATGATGTACATTGATAATGTGCTCCAAACAACTAGCTCAGATGTACCGATCAGTACAGGCTGTTCTAATAAGTCGGATATTTACCTTGGGAATAGTCACGAGGGTACTAGAGGATTTGATGGAGTAATAGATAACGTAAAGATGTATGCAAGCACTATGAGTGATGTTGATAGGGAACTGTCGTACAATACGTTAGGTAGAGCTTCTGTTGTTGTTGGTAACGTGTTCTACAACCAAGGCATGATGGTACTGGGTTCTATCATATCCAGATACATGGACATAACAAACGTCACAGCTCGAGGTACACACACTATATGGGAAAAAGAAATTGCATGCACAGTTGGTGCTGGAGACTTTAATCGTAGCAACAATCCAACCCTACAAGAATATAGTCCAGCTTCCAATCAGCACATATTTAAACCATTCACAACCGGATCAGATTTTAAGCCGTACGTAACTGCAATTGGTCTGTATGATGAATACGGAGATATGGTAGCAGTTGCAAAACTAGGATTCCCAGTAAAACTACCAACTAACGTAGATACAACATTTATAGTAAGATATGATAAATAAACTCAACTATCAACTAGTCGATTACCCATACATAACGAAACCCCTAGAAGACGAGTCTGTGTTTGAAAAAATGATCATTCCCGACTTTTTTGATCGTATTGGATATGAGCTAACTTACGTAGAAGGAGAATATCACAAACAATCAAATATTCCTGGACACATACTTGTACCTGGACGACCAACAGATGCGTCAGCATGTTTTCAAGATTGGATGTCTCAAGACGTGCCACATGCACATATCTTCCTAGACCACTGCCATCTAAACACCAGATACGGATACGCTGGTGAAGCTTTAGAGCAACTAAAAGAGTTTGCAAAAAACAACAAACGTCTTCAAAAACTAATCAATATCAAACCTAAGTATATGGCTGACTTTTGTATCGATTGGATAGAGGATGGTAAGGTTTTTGAGTTAATGCACATTGAACACGACTTTCATGACTTTGAGTTGTACAAGCAACACATTGTCTTTTTAGAAGATTTAATTCTCAAGCAAGATTGGGAGCAAGTACATACAGATCTTAAACCTCTCATAGCAGAAGACAGTTTTGATGAGTATGAGCAATCTAAAACTAAAGCAAAGTATTTTGGAATTGATCACTTAGAGTATTTGCACGAGCCTAAAATGCTATCATTTTTAAAAGTTTACTAACATGTTAGACCACAAACACCTCATATCTAAGGGAACGCTTAACGAAAAACTCACAACAGATCAAGTAAAGGATTTGATTGATAAACTAGTAATAGCTCTTGACATGCGATATGTGGAGGGAATGCCTATGAATCCAGTTGTAGGATACGAACCTAACGAATATCCAGGAGTATCCGGAGTTGGTATTATTACAACATCACACATCGCTATACATACATGGGATGACAGTTTGGATTATCAACTAGATATTTATTCATGTAAGGCGTTTGAGAAGGATAGCATAGATTTAGTAATCAGTCTGTATGGAATGAAAGAAACATCAGCCAAGTTATTTGATCGAAACTATAAAATAAAACAGTTATGGCCAGAAGAAAAAAATCAAGCAAAAGAGCAATAGCTAAGAAACATGGGTTTAGGAGTGGCTTAGAGGAAGATATAGATAAATCACTCAAAAGCCGTGGCGTCAGTGGTGAGTATGAACAACACAAAATCTCATACACAAAACCAGCTACCAACCACACATACACTCCAGACTTCAAACTTCCAAATGGAATTTTTATTGAGACAAAGGGCAGATTTGTATTAGCAGATCGTCAAAAGCATATACTCATAAAAAGTCAGCATCCTGAGTTGGATATACGATTTGTGTTTCAAAACGCAAACAACAAGATTAGAAAGGGATCAAAAACCACATACGCAGATTGGTGTGTAAAAAACAACTTTATTTACAGCAACAAAGAGATACCAAATAGTTGGTTAAACGAATAGTTTTCCGTATATTTAATCTATGAATGTATCACAAACTGAGCTTGTGATGAAGGTACTACATGGACATTTAGGAAGATCTACGCCACATAAAAATGGAGAAAAGAGCTTTCATTGTCCATTCTGTAATCATCACAAAAAGAAAATGCAAGTCAATATCTTGACGCAAAAATGGCATTGTTGGGTGTGCAATGCGCGTGGTCAAACTGTGAACTCACTTCTAAAGAAAAGCAAAGCTCCTGAGTATGTTTTCCCTAAAATACGAGAAGTCTATGGTGATGTAAGGGTCTCAACACAAAAGAAGAAATCCAACAAATTATATTCTCTGCCAGAGCAATATAAACCACTACACAACCAAAGGAACACTCCTCATTACAGAAACGCATTACACTACGCAATACATAAGAGAGGGCTTTCTCCTATTGATATAGTAAAGTATGAAATAGGTTATTGTGAAGATGGACCTTATGGAGGCATGTTAGTGGTACCGAGTTTTGATGAGGATGGATTCTTAAACTACTATGCTGGTAGAAGTTTCTATGATACAGACCACAAACACAAGAATCCACCAGTATCGAAGGATGTCATTGGGTTTGGTAGTCACATAAACTGGAAAGAGCCTATTGTGATAGTAGAGGGTGCATTCGATGCAATATCAACAAGACGCAACGCGATTCCATTGTTTGGTAAAAAGATACTTCCAACACTAAGATCACGTATTTTAAGTGAGCGACCTCCTAAGCTTTACCTAGCTTTAGATCCAGACGCATATAAGGATAGTCTTGAGGAGATAGAGTACTTTATCAATAATGGTATAGAGGTGTACTACACAGACTTAAAAGATAAAGATCCAAACGAAACTGGACACAAAGGCATGTTAGACATGTTAGAGCTAGCTCAACAGCTTAGCTTTTTTGATTTGATAAAATATAAAATGAACATATGAGCCAAGGAATTACACTACCCAACAATGTTGATTACATCTTCCACATCGCTGATGTACACATTAGGAATTGGAAACGGCATAAAGAGTTTAGGCAGGTATTTGACAAAATGTTTAAGGAATTAGACAAGTGTTCTGACAACACCATCGTAACAGTTGGAGGTGACATTGTGCATGCTAAAACAGAGATGAGTCCAGAGCTTATCAGCATGGTATCTTACCTATTCAAAGGATTGGCAGATCGAAGACCTACATTTGTAATCACAGGAAACCACGATGCAAACCTAAACAATCCACACAGATTAGATGCATTAACTCCGATCGTTCAAGGACTAAAACATCAAAATCTTTGGTATCTAAGAGACACAGGATTGTATGATATACATACACCAGATCAGAAAATAGGAGTTAGTGTATTTTCTTTATTAGGTGAAACTGACAAATATATCACATATGATAAGATAGACAATCCAGACCAATATGATTTACTAATGGCTTTGTATCATGGTACGGTTGCTAACAGCAAAGTGGATAGTGGTATGAATATTGAACATGGACTAAGTTGGGACACGTTTGCTGGGTTTGATGTAGCACCACTCGGAGATATACATAAACGTCAAGTGTTATCAAAGAAGCATCCATACATGTTCTATCCAGGATCTACCGTACAACAAAACTTTGGAGAGGCGTATGAAGGGCATGGTTATGGTGTTATTGATGTCAGAGATCGACAAGACATCAAATGTGAGTTTCAAGATCTACCCAACGAATATGGGTATTATACGCTAGAGATTACTGATGGTGTATTGCCAGACAATCTACCAATCACAAAGCATACAAGACTACGCATCAAGACAATCAAAACAGATGCTGCTCAAATGAAACGTGTTCTTGCAACGATACGTAAGAAGTACAAAAACCGAGATGCAATAGTTATCAAACTCGACAAAGGTGGCATGAACGGTGATGAGCATCTAGGTACGCAGTTAGACCAAGGAGACGTGCGTAACATACAGTACCAGAACCAACTTCTAACAGAATACCTAACCGACGAAGGTGTAGATGAAGACTCAATTAGCAAAGTTTTAGAGATTAATAAAAAGCTTAATGGTGAGTTACAGCAGCCTGAAGTAGCTCGCAGCATAATCTGGAAACCTAAGAAGTTTGAGTTTAGCAACATGTTCAGCTACGGAGAAGACAACTGCATCGACTTCAGCACTAAGATGGGTACTTGTGGCATATTCGCACCTAACCATGCCGGCAAGTCTGCCATATTAGATGCTCTATGCTTCTGCCTCTTCGATCACTCGTTTAGAGCTAGTAAAGCTGACCAAGTACTTAATCGCAAGAAAGAATCATTCGAGTGTACCTTCAACTTTGAGCTCGAAGGATTGGACTATTTCATTCACAAAAAAGCTTTCAAGTACCGTAGTGGTGCATTAAAGGGTAGATTGCGTGTAGAGATTGACTTTTGGTACATCAACGAAGATGGGAACAAGGTATCACTGAATGGTGAGATGAGACGTGACACTGGTAAGATCATACAATCCTACGTAGGTACGTTTGATGATTTTATCCTAACCGCATTATCATTACAACAGAACAACTCCAACTTCATTGACAAGACTCAGAGCGAAAGGAAGGATCTGCTAGCTAATTTCTTAGACGTTACGATATTTGATCAGCTTCACGACCTTGCCAATAGAAGCAATAGAAAAGCGGCAATTGTGTTAGAAGAGTATCAAAAGCAAGATTTTGAAACTAAACTAGGCGATGCAGAAAAGTCTTTAGATGAGTACACTATAAAGCATGATGATGCTGTAGCGGTACATAAAAAAGAGAAAGCTATACTTGATGATCAGATCAATAAAATGTTAATGTTATCTGAGCAATTGGAGCCGTGTGAAGAAGATGGTATAGATATTTCTGATGCATCAGAATCACTTGAAAGATACGAACAAGAATTGGTATCTTTGCAAGAAGACAAAAAAGTATCGACAAAGAAGTGGGAGGAATCTAAGAAGAGATTAACTGGATTAGAGTATGATAAGGAGCGTGCACTGAACAGCTTTGATCAGGACCTATACACTAACCACAAAGCGAAGGTACTAGAAAAGATTGCGCTAGATACGGAGTTGGGAGAGTTAAAGATTACAATCAAAAACAAGTTGTCAAAACTTGAAAAACTTAATAAACACGAGTATGATCCGAACTGCGAGCACTGCGTGTCAAATGTGTTTGTGCAAGATGCAATGAAGACGAAACTGGAGCTTGAGGAAGATAAAACAACAGTAGCTGACTTTTTACAAAAGCGTATGCGAATCGTTGATTTTATCGAAAACAACAAAGAAATACAAGCACAAGCAGACTATATAAGAGACATTGCAACTGACTATAATAGCGCACGAGCTGATAAGGGTGATGCTGAATCTGAGTATGAACGTCTTAATAAAGATATAGCAGCATGCGAAGTCAATATTGCAGAAACCAAATCGCAAATCAAACAATACAACAAGGCAGTAAAAGTCGTAGAACGTAACAATAAAACGAATGCCAAGTTAAGTAAGTTAAACATAGAAAAAAATAAACAAGCTGTAGCCGTACAGAAAACTAACAAGTCTGTACGTGATTTTTACGGTAAAAAGTGTGTCGCTGAGGAGACTATTGAAGAGAGTACAAAAACAATCCAACACATGACTCAGCTAGTAGAAGACCAAGCAATATACGATATCTATTGCAAAGCTATGTATAAGGATGGTATACCATTTCAGCTTATATCAAAGGCTGTTCCATTCATAGAGCAACACGCCAACACTATACTAAATCAGATAATTGATTTTGAGATTGCATTAGAAACAGATGGTAAGAATATTAATGGATTCATATGTTATGAAGATGAAAAGTGGCCGCTAGAACTAAGTTCTGGGATGGAAAAATTCTTATCCTCTATAGCTTTGCGTATAGCATTAATTAAGATCACAAATCTACCAAAGCCTGATTTTATTGCAATTGATGAAGGATTGGGTGTTTTAGATAGCACTAATCTCAACTCAATGCACACACTATTCACTAATATGAAAGACACTTTCAGGTTTAGTTTAGTTATTTCACACATTGATGTGGTGAGAGATATGGTTGACAACATTATAACAATAGACAGAAAAAACGAATTGTCGTACATAAACTGTTAACAATACTATTTATTAGTATATGAGCTTCGTTTCTTTTTATAAAAAACCACAACCGAGAGGATATTCAACTGGCCAGTTTCTCATTGAAGATACTAGTCCAGACTCTCCTGATTACTTTCAAGTGACTGAATTTCCTGACGCTGTAGGTGGTGGTCGTTACACTCTAAAGCTTAGAGGAAACGGATTGAATCTACGATCAGATAGTAGTATTGATATAGAAGTTATTGATGCAGAAGGCGAAAACATATTTGCAGAGGTTACTGATTATATTGATAGATTTAATGATTATTATATAACCATAGAGGTTTATGATATTACTGCAAAAGGGTTAGCTATTGTGTATTTGGTAGGTGAAGCTGTTGTTGACTTAGAAGGCAATCCAATTCCTCAAAGATCCACTAGAGATTACAATGTTCGATGGTCACGTGCCATAAACATTCTTCCTATGGAAAGAAATACATCACAACTAGTATTTAACGATCCACCTAGTGTTGAAATTGTTCAAGTGCAAACACCAGAAAGAGAGTTTATTGATGCGTCAGCTTTATCTGGTAGTCAGTATTTACAATACACGTCTAGTGTAGATGACTTTACAATCATAACACCCAACTTCAAGGGTTATGATCTCGACTTTCAATCTAGCAAAGATATCCTAGATGTAAACCTACAAAGAATACTCCTAAACCCAAGACAAAAACCTTCGACTGTCAATAGTGTCAACTCATCGTTAAGACAAGAAATATCCGAAATTCAAAACGGCTATCGAAGAGATCTGACATCTAGATTCAATACAACAGTTAAGTCAATATCCGGATCAATACAAAAGGATTTTCTAGGAGGTACATTTGAATTTAAAAATGTAGATAGCACACCAAGTACTTTAAAACCTGATCTTCCATTAAACTTTAGTATTTCTGGTAGCGCATCCACACAACTACAATTCTATAGTGCAAATATTGTAGAGGTGTTATCGGATACAGAAATGCGGATAAGTAAACCAATCGAACTAATAACACTTGACACTAATGCACCGGGTGGAGGATACACAACTACACAGCGAGTGAAAGAGGCTAGCAACTTTTCAGCAAGTATAGCGTACCTCCCATCCGATCAGCAATTTGTAACTAGCTCGACTGTAAATATGAACTACCTAGAAACAACATTTGCTGATCTTAAACCTATTGGAGGTGATGTGTATAGAATAAAAACATCTTATAGGAAAGGAACGTCAACTGGTGACTTCAAGGTAATATACGATTCACTCGTCAATCCGGTAGAATACTTGACAGACGCCAAGTTTCCAAACCAAACAACATACGCAAAGAGGGATTCAGATTTTAGATTGATAGGACATTACACTAATCAAGAGATTGCGGATCTTTATTGGTCCTATCTAGTAGAAACACCTACTGCTATTTATCCAGGAATTATTCCTAGTGTTAACAGTTCGTCTCTACACGAGAGTGTGAGAGTTGAATCAGATTTTACACAATCAGCATTGTTTACAACTCAATATAGCCAGAACTATAACCTCGAACAATTATACACTATAGCGTGCAATTTGGTGCTAGATCCTAACACAGAATTAGAAGTGTATATGGGTAGTGATCCTTTGAGTACCAATACAGTTGTACCGAACGCATCCCCCAAAGCTTTCTTAAAAGATGTGAATCTTGAGAAAACCAGATATGCTAATAGCTTTAATCGATTTGGAAAGTTTATAGGTAGGGTACAAAATAAAAGAGACATACCGAAGAGGTATGGAAGAGTTGAGTTTGATTTTAAAACAGATGCTTCTGGATTAGGATCGCCTGTGTTTAGAGTAAAACCAATAGATTTTGTTAACATTACTGGTAGCGCTTACGTAAGCGAGATCAGTATAAAACCTTTAGCAATTAATGGATTCTCACCCAACCTTGTCCAATATCAAATTCCTATGAATACAGAGATTGATGAGATTGTTGCAATATCCCAATCCCTCGATTTTAAGATAGAATACTTTAATTACACTGGAGAGCAGTCTGAGTACGTAACCTTTCTTAACGATCTTAGGGTTAACATAAAGACAGAGATACCATCAAACACTTGTCAAGCAAACATTTACGACTTTATGTCATTTAATACACTAGAAAGAAATGGGTAGTTTTGTATTTACACATGCATTTGACTTTTTTTACAAATGGACACCAACAAGTTCGTTTGGAATAGGTAACAGCGATTGGCCTCATGAGACTGTGACTAATGGAGGTACTGGATTAAGAGCACCTAGTGGGTATTATAATAACGGTGAAGCAGTGGACCTATTAAACTCAAGTAGCGTAGTAACTAGAGAGACAGCATCATTACAAAGCTCAGGCAGTGCCGCAGCATTACCATGGGGATCAGCAGCAGCAGACTATTTGTGGAACTGTCTTGTTCCTACACAATCTGGTTTTGCTAATACAACTGAGATTTCATTCGGAGGATTGAGACAAAACAAATCTACTTACACGTTTACATATAGTAGTGCTAGTTTTCTTTTCGACAAAGGACAGGGTGGGTATCCAGCTGGGTATGGAAGATCTATATATCCTATTACATCTAGCTGGAAGGCCATTGAACCGTACATGACTGCCTCAAGTATGACATACTTTACGGGTAGATTTGGAAGTATAGGTACAAGTTATCCAGCAGACTACTTCCCTGCAACTATTAACAATGCTGGTGTCGTTGGAAACACTCAAGAGGGTGATGGAGGGTATGCTGTACCTAGCGCAAGAAATGGATCCTTACCTGGCTATCAAGAACCTTCTGCGGTAAATACACTTGAACCGTTTCCACCTGGAACCAATCCAGATATGATTACTTATGGTAACGAGTCTACCGGATCGGATGATGGTAGGTTTTTTGATCTTGCTGGAGGTGTTGGGATATCAAGAGAAGCGGTTAGTGCTTCTTTAGCTGACTTCAATCAATGGGGAGCTAGCTCCACACTAGTTTATAGACAGTCGGCTTCTGTAGCATTGAAGCAACGAAGATTATTTTTCCCCACAATAGCAACCGGATCAGGCGCACCGGATACGTTTTGGTTAGGATATATAGCTAGCCAGTTTGCTCCTTTCAATTTAGGATCTAACGAAATCTTCAACGAGAATGGTGCTATATTTAATGTCAAGTTTAATCTAAAAAGAAACATATCAATTGACATGTATCCAGATGTTGACGCAGGTAGTGAGTTGTTGATTTATATATTTGATGTAAAACCAACAATAAACACACCAGCAAACAGAATACTTCCAGCGACTAGTGCAGGATTCTATCCACCCGACAATAATATTGTAAGAATAAAAAACACTAGTCCAGAAATGTCATTTATAAACCCAGCTACCGGTTTCTTAATGGAGACATTTAATATTAACGTAGTTGAGTATGGAGTTAATGCTCAGCTAGTATTTGAAGCTAGCGGTAGTTTGGATAATGGTAAATACTTTGGATGCATTATTGATGATGTACAATTTTGCCAAGTTGGCGTATCGACAGATCCAGCATTGCTTAAACCAGAAACTGTAGGTGGCGCAATTCAACAATCAACTGAAGCACCAGTAGGTAGAAACTAAAATGATAAACAATAGTAAAGTAAGAAATTCAAGGGTACCCTTCAAGCCAATTGAAGGATTAGCAAATGGAGATACCATAGGCAAAATCCGTTTAAAGAATATATACACAAGTTGGAACGGAGAGAGCGTTGCTGATATAAAAACCAAACACGATACAAATCCCTACCTTGTTAGGATAGGCACACCCAATACAGATGAAAAGTTACGCTCTGACAACATCTATTTCATATCAAATTATCTTGCATACAATCCAATCACACAAGGTCTTGAAAAACGAGACATAATTTCTAGACGTGTTATGGATAAATTTTATGTTGGACAATCAACACTGGAAGGTGAGTACAGTGATTGCAGTGTGGTTGTGAATGGTAGTGCTGTATTAGAAGATTTGTTTTTATACAAAAACGAAAACATAAAGGATAAGTCTGTTTCTAGTATAATCACGAAGCTAATCGATAGGGTTGATATGCTTACAAAAGAAGTAGCACAATTAAAGGCTAAAGCGAAACAGCAGCCTATTTATACTAAAGACTCTTTATAAATGAATGATTTATCAAAATTTCTAGTTGAAAGTATTCTAAACGAAGTTGAAGAGGGAATTACTGTAATGTTGCCTGGTGGATTTAAACCACCACATGAAGGACACTTAATGCTTGCAAAAGGCTATGAAGATATGCCACAAGTAAAAGAGGTTGTTATTCTTATAGGACCAAAAGAGCGTGATGGTATTACTCTTGAAGATAGCGAAAAAATATGGGAAAAATTACTAGCCGGAACAAAAAAGATTAGAGTAGAAAGATCTAAATATCCAAGTCCCCTACTTACAGCATACAAATATATTGAAGAGAAAGGACAACCTGGAGAATCGTATGCATTAGGATCCAGCAGTAAGGGTAGCGATTATGATCGAATTCGAGGGTTTGTAGATCAACACCAAGACGATGGGAAATATCACAAAGACGGTGTTAGTGTGGTTGAATTGCCACTAGACAAATCGAAACCATTATTCTATAAAAATAGAACGGACGATCAAAACGGTAAACCCACATCAGCATCTCAACTAAGATCAGATTTAGCTGCTCAAGATTATGAGAACTTTAAAACAAATTATCCGAGCATTACGTCTGACCAACAACTTAGAACTATATTTGACATACTATCAAAAAAAAAGATCCAGGAAGACCACTCCCAGTCTACTTTGGATGAAGTAGCTTTACGTAAACATTTTGAAGCACTTAAAGGTAAATTCAAAACTTTTATAGAAAAACTTAAACAAGAAGGTCAAGAGACTAAAGCTGCGTTTATCAAAATTGTTGATGCAGTAAAGAATAAAGAAAAGCTGTCAAAAGCAGAGAGAGTTGCAATAGGCGATCAACTAAAAGATGTACTAAAACTAGCTGGATTTACAGCAGCATCTGTGTTGCCTGGAGGAGTAATATACCTACTTCTAGCTCGCATGCCAATATTGCAAAGAACTTTAACACCTTCAGCTTTTAGAGATGTTGACACTCCTGCAGAATTTTTGGCTGTTAGTGAAGGTCGCAAACTTTTAAGTGAAGGAGGAGCAGCTGGTCATATGGCACATCCGTACGAAGATATGGATATGACTTTTGAAGATATTGAAGATATGATTGAAGCAGCTCTAACTGGAAAGGTGGAGTATGCTCAAGAAAAATTAGATGGACAAAACCTTATGGTAACTTATAAGGACGGCAAAGTACTTTCCGCAAGAAATAAAGGGCAATTGAAAAATGCAGCAGAAAACGCAATGACTAAAAATGACATGGAAAAGTCAATGCAACATCTTCCTGACAATGTCCGTAATGCTTTTCTTGATGCAATGCAAGATATCACAGATGCAATTTCAAAACTCACTCCAACTGAAAAAGAGGAGTTTTTTGGAAACGGTACTAAGTTTATAAACATGGAACTTCTACACCCTTCCAGTGAAAATGTAGCTGCTTACGGAGTAACTCAGTTAAGAATGCACAATGTGCAGGAGTATGATGAAAACGGAAATGTTGTAGGAAGCGACAGTGAAGCGCCCACTAAAATACAACAAGCTTTAGATCGAGTAGAAGCTTCTAAGCAAGACACATACGAAATAAGAGCTACAGACTTGGTAAATCTTAAACAAACTAAAGATTACAAAAACCAAAAAGAAGAGCTAATCAAAGAGCTTGGCAATCTCAGAAGTAAATATCAGTTAACCAAGAGTGATAAACTAGGATTATATTTTCAGAACTTTTGGTCCGACTTTATAAAAAACAATGCCAAAACATACAAATACGATCTGCCTGACGATGTATTACAGAACATTATTAACAGATGGGCTTTTGGTCAAAAACAACCTAACCTACGAGAATTAAAAAAGTCAATAGACAGTCCAGAATTTTTAGAATGGTTTAATAACATGGATAAAGGAAGAGGTGTTAGAGAGCAAAAAAAGATAGCAGTTGAACCGGTAGAAGATATATTTTTAAAGCTAGGAGTTTTTGTATTGAAAAGCTTAGAGGGATTGGTAGCAATTAATCCTAACGATTCGATTGCAAAAATGAAAAGAGAGTTAGCTAGCTCTATCGAACAGTTGAAGGTAAAAGCAAACAACGATAAACTTCAAGACGATGATGCACCTTTGAGATTTCTCAAAGCACAACTCAAACGCTTAGATAAGATTGGAGGATTCGACGCAATAGTACCATCAGAAGGTATAGTGTTTAAACACAAAGGAAAATTATACAAATTGACTGGAGCCTTTGCACCAGTGAATCAAATTATAGGATACATAAAATTCGGAAGATAATGGAATTAAAAAAACTTTTAAGCGAAAAGAAAGAAGCAATCGCAACGTCACCAAACACAAATATGACGTTACACTATGACCCTCAATTTGCTGAGGTAGGAGAGGATGGAAAACCAGAGTTTTCTTTTAGTATAACAATGTCGTCAGTAGGTGGTAAGGATTTTTACCGAACAGTAGCTGACAAAGATGAAGAAAAGAAACTTGCAGAAGCTATGAAGCTTGAGTTGCGAAGAGCTTTAAGAAAGTTTGATAAGAATGTATCAGCAGTATTAGAAAAATATAACGCACAAGCACGATAATATGAAAAAAATTAAAGTTACAAGAAACAAGTATGTCGAGCGTCACGAAGGTGATGTATGGGAAGAAAACAATAAAACGTGGACAATTAAAAATGGCATAAAAAGAACGGTTACAAAAATGGATAAGGCTAGAAAGGACTTTCTTGTTCCATTAGCTTGCCCGTGTTGTGGTAAAAAGATGAACAATAGATTAGATGCCAAATTTTGGAAAACTGATCGAAAGTGTTTTAATTGTGTTGTTGATGAACATCATGAGTTAAGAGCAAAAGGATTAAAAAAAGAATTTAATGCGAAGAAAAAGTATGAAAATGCTAAATCGTATTTGAAAGAGGTTCAAGCTGGATTAGAAGAATATAAAGAATCTTCAGCCAGGAACACACATGTTACTGAGAAAGGAAAAATTGAAAAATGGGCTAACCCTGATAATAAGATCATACACGAAATGATTGATAAAGAGCTAGAAAAGCTTGAAGAAGTGGTTAGTGGATTAAAGGATAAGCTAGATGAAAAATGAAGAGTCTAAGGGTTTATGGGCTAACATAAGAGCCAAAAAAGCTAGAGGAGAAAAATCATCTCCTAAAGGCTCTAAAGCATACAAAGCTGCAGTCAAAGCTGGCAAGAAGATTAATGCCAAAGAATCCGTTGTTTACCGAAATGAAGGTTTGAGACTTGAAATAATAGAACACTCAGAACCAGTATTATATCAAGAGGCTAAGTATAATGGACGTACTGTTAAGCTTAACAAAATAATGCGTGGTGATGTTAAGAAATTTAAAGTACATGTAAATTCTGGAAAAAAGAATGCAGACGGTACTATAAAAGCAAAAAAAGTAAATTTTGGTCAAAAAGGAATGAAAATCAAAAAGAGTAATCCTGCAAGACGTAAGTCTTTTAGAGCAAGACACAATTGCGATAACCCAGGACCAAAAACTAAAGCAAGATACTGGTCTTGCAGAAAATGGTAATATTTATAAGTATGAACAAATCACTTTTTAATCAAATAAACGATATGCGGAAAGATATTTTATCTGAGTCCGATGTATTTGATAACCCTAAAGCTGTTGGATTAAGTCAGCTAGATAAAAGTCTAGCAGGTAGTGCCGCCGGTGGAGGATATGATGATGACAATAAAGAGGATGATATCATAAACGGAGGACCTGATGCTGTACCAGTGAATCAATTGAAGCCTGCGCAGAAAGAGGTGATTGTATCTAAAGCTGTTGCATTTGCTCTTGGATATGCTTTCAACGATTTTAAAGAGGTTAAAGCTAAGAATGGAGCTCCAGACTTAGCAAACATGGAAGCTATCGTATCCAATGACGATTTCATTATGGATGGACATCATAGATGGGCAGCTGCCACTCTCCTATATCCAGGCGCTAAAGTAGCTGTAACAAAGCTAGACTTACCAGGCCAACAACTCATAACTGTACTTAACACTATGACTAAAGGCAAATTAGGTATTGATGCTGGAAACAAAGGGAAGGGTGATATAGCTAACTTCACAGGAGACAAGGTCCAAAATGCAATTAAGTATGCTTTGAAAGATGGTACAGAGGAAGGGTTAAAACAATGGCCACATCTATCCGCTGAAGAAGTTAGAACGGCATTAGGAAAAGTTCCAGGAGCACAAGGTGACTCAGAAAAGGGAATGGCCATTATGGCTGACAATGCTGGAAAGTTGGTTAAACAAAAAATGCAAGGAGCTCCCGAAAGAAAGGACATGCCAGTTATTGATGCAGAAAAAGTAAAGTCAATTGTAAAGTACTTAGAAAAAGGAACAGCAGATGTTCTTCCGCCATACAGTAGCGATGTACAAAAACACTTAAAAGAAACATATCAGTGGAGAGCTGGAATTAAAAAATAAAACATGAAATTAAAAGATTTATTACCAATATCAAGTCTACAAGAAGTACAAGGTGATGCGTTGTCAATAGAGTATTTTCGCAAGTTTAGCGAGTGTTGTGATTACAATGTGCTATTTGATTATGTAGGCGTAAAAGATGATATAGAAATATACACTGCAGATCTTACAAATTTTGGCGATATGAGTGTCGTAGTATCAAAAGCTTATATAGTAGCTAAGATTACTAAAAAACATGCAATGTTTGGTTTGGTATATGTGTTGAATGGATTAGAGAAACTAGACGCTACCATTTGTAAGGTTACTCGAAAAGAAAAAGATGGTCATGTCAACTTAGAATGTATTAAGTTTGATGCAGAGGACAAGAAAAACTTTTCTGGCGACGATGTGAAATTTAAAAATGTAATCAAATGAAAAAGAAGTACACAAAAAAACAACTAAACAGAGCTTTGATCCGAGAGCTTGTTAAGCGTGAACTTTACAAGACTTTGAAAGAAGGTGGCGGTGGTGCTCCTTCCGAAGAAGAAGAAGAGAATGCAGCAGCCAACGCTTCCATAGAGCCAGATGCAAAGCCTGAAGAACCTACAGAAGAGCCTACAGAAGAGCCTACAGAAGAGCCTACGGAAGATGAACCAGGTCTTGAAGAAGATCTAGCAGAACTTACTGATCTTTACGTCAAAAAACTTCAAGATGCTAAATCTGATGTTGATTCTAGTGACGTAGTCGAAATCCTAACTACAATACTCGATAGCTTTGGAGGTGGTAATCAAGATAAATTAACAATTTTGCAAGGAGTAAAAGAAGAGAGCTTACGATGAAAAAACTAGAAAAATTAATAGAGAGTGCAGTCAAAGCAATGACTCCTCTGAAGGAGTACACAGATAAGAATTTCTCAGGAGCAAAGGTCATATCAGATGCTATGCAGAACAAACCTGATAGCGAGGACATGGAATTTATTACAAAGTATTTTCCAAACGCAGTTAAAAGTATGTCGACAGCGCAAGCAAACTTGAAAGCTAGTGATGCGAGTCCTATCAAAAAGAGAATGGGACAATACGCTCCAATGTTTGTACATGTTCAATATCATACATTTACAGAAACTTCTGGACAAACATTCGCAGTACATCAAACACAATATTACAACTCTAACTTCAAAGATCAAGATCCAAAATTCAATCCAAGGGTGACTGAGCTTAACTTTTATAGTGGCGAAGATCAAAACGATAAGATGGGAATGATTCTTGCAACAACAGATGAGTATATAAAAGATTTGAGAGATTTAGAAAGACTAGGAATGTTGGGAAAAAGAGTGAGCGAATCAGTTAATAGTAATTTGAATGAAAACAAAGGACAGGATGCAGCTACAGAATTAATAGCTAAACTCAGAAGAACCTTATATCCTACACTAAGCGATCTTGAGTTAGACGCATTTAAAAATGAAATGGCTCAACACCTTGACGCCACTATGAATGAAAACAACATGAATACAAAAACAGAATCAATAGTAAAGCGACTTAAAGAAGACTCTGAGTACCAGAAGTTTTTCAAATCAGCAATGGATAAGTTTGGCGTAAAATCACCAAAAAGTTTGAGTGATAAAAAGAAGAAAGAGTTCTTTAATTACGTTGACAAAAACTACAAAGCTAAAGGCGAGTAGAATTAAAGCAAGTTATGACTCTAAATAAATTTCACCTCATATTCCTAGGGATCTACACTGCAGTAGTGGTGTTTGTCACATGGTATTTTGTTAAGCCGGAAGCTGCAAGCAATACCGGATTGACGGTAAAAGATCAACAACTAGTTGACAGCTTATCGAGTGTTATTTCTGTACTAGAGTATCAGCAGTTTGAAAAGGACAGCCTAATAATAGGCTTCCAGCGAGACATATCTTTACTAGACGTTCAGATAGATGGCACCAAAACTAAAATTACACAAATACAAAAACAACATGAAGAAGAGCTTAATGATATTGAGCGTTTTACTGTCACTGACCTTGACAAGTTTTTCGCAGACCGATACAAAAAATAACGAAGATTCCGTCGTAGTTTTACCATACAGTATAGCACAACAGATAGCATCAGATTTAGTCAAGTACGATCAGTGTGTTGAGATGTTCGATTATACTAATGTACTACTAGACTTAGCTAATCAAAAAATAGCAAAGCAAGACAGCTTAATACAACAAAGCACTCAAAAGTCTTTACTGTGTAGAAAGCAAGTCGACGCACAAACCCAGCAGATCACAATATATGTGACTGGATTAGAAAACCTACAGAAAGAAAACGAAAAATTAAAAAGGAACCAACGTTGGTTAGGGGCTGGCTTAGGCGCAACAGTCTTAACAACAATCCTTGTACTATTTATAAAGTAGAATGAGTGGAGTAGATTTAAAGCAGCTAATAAGGACTGAGTACGTAAAGTGTGCCAAAGATCCGGTGTACTTTATGAAAAAGTATTGCCTAATCCAACACCCTGAGAGAGGCAAAATACCTTTTAAGTTATTTCCGTATCAAGAGGAGTTGACTAGAGACATGGAAGAGAATGACCGTGTTGTCATACTCAAGTCTCGCCAATTAGGAATATCAACCCTTTCAGCTGGATACTCTTTATGGACAATGCTGTTTAAGAGTGACAAAAATATCCTTGTTGTTGCAATTGATCAAAACACATCTAAAAACCTTGTAACAAAGGTTAGTGTGATGTTTGAGAATTTGCCAAGCTGGCTACGGCTAAAGACAACTGAAAAGAATAAACTGTCTTTGAGACTTTCTAACGGATCACAAATTAAAGCAGTAGCAAGCTCAGGAACATCAGGTCGTTCAGAAGCACTATCTTTGGTGATTATTGATGAGGCAGCTTTCGTTGACAATGCGGAAGAGTTGTGGGCATCACTGCAACAAACACTAGCAACTGGAGGTAGAGGTGTCATACTAAGCACACCAAATGGAACTGGTAATTTCTTTCATAAGATATGGATGAAATCAGAAGAGGGAGAGAATCAATTCTTTACTAAAAGGTTACCATGGCAGGTGCATCCCGAAAGAGATCAACAGTGGAGAGATAGGCAGGATGAGGAGTTAGGACTTAGATTAGCAGCGCAGGAGTGTGATTGCGATTTCAGTACATCAGGTAATACTGTTGTGCATCCAGACATGCTAAACTTCTATCGACAAACCTACATGCAGGATCCAATTGAAAAACGAGGATTTGACAGCAATTTGCATGTGTGGGAGATTCCAAATTATACAAAAGACTATGTAGTTGTAGCCGATGTTGCTCGTGGAGATGGAACAGATTATTCAGCATTCCATGTGTTTGATTTAGAAGAGGCAACACAAGTAGCTGAATACAAAGGTCAGCTGAACACTAAGGATTATGGTAACATGCTTGTGTCTATTGCTACAGAGTACAATGATGCATTGCTGGTTATTGAAAATGCAAACATAGGATGGGCAACTATACAACAAGTAATTGATCGTTCATACAAAAACCTCTACTATACACCAAAAGATATTGGATTAGATTCAGAAAGATATCTAGCACGAGCTACAGATGTTCAACGTACCAAAGATCAGGTAGCTGGCTTTACAATGTCTTCAAAAGTACGACCTTTAATTATTTCCAAGATGGAGTTGTATATGAGGGAAAAAAGCTGTATAATAAGGAGTAGAAGACTCTTAGATGAGCTCGGAGTTTTCATATGGCGAAACGCCAGACCAGAAGCTCAACAAGGATACAATGATGATTTAGTAATGAGTTGGTGTATGGCATTATGGGTAAGAGACACAGCTTTAAAGTTGCGTCAAGCAGGAATTGAGCTTACAAAAAGAGCTTTAGATCATGCTAAATCTACAGCCGTATATAAAACATCCCACGAAACTAAAACATGGAAAATGGATGTAAAAGGTAAAGACGAAGACTTAAATTGGTTATTGTAGCCTATTTATATAAAATAAACAAGAATGGCAGAAGAAAACAAATCTAATTTATTTAGCAGACTACGAAAGTTGTTTAGCACAGACGTTATCATTCGTAATGTAGGTGGAAAGCAATTGAAGGTGGTTGACACGGACAATATACAGTCAGTAGGTAACCTAGACAATAATAGTCGTATCGATCGATACAATAGAATGTATGGAGCTGGTGTAACTACCGCTTACAATCAGGGTGAAATACTACAAGCTACTAGGATTGAATTATTCAAAGATTATGAAGCAATGGATTCAGATAGCATCATATCATCAGCTCTTGACATATATGCTGATGAATGTACAGCTAAGGACGAGTTTGATGACACACTCACAATCACCACAAACAACGATAAAATACACAAAGTACTTCACAACTTGTTTTACGATATACTTAATGTTGAGTTTAACTTATGGCCTTGGACCCGTAGTGTTTTAAAGTATGGTGACTTCTATCTCCATCTCAACATTACTGAGAAGTTTGGAATAACAAACGTGGAACCGATCTCAGCTTACGAGATGGTACGAGAAGAGGGTCAGGATCTAGCCAATCCAAACAAAGTAACTTTTAAGAGAGATATGATGGGAGGGATTGCATCTAGCACAATGATCCATCGTAATGAAACAGAAGAATATGATAACTTTGAAATAGCACACTTTCGATTGCTAAATGACACCAACTTCTTACCATACGGTAGATCGTTATTGGAGCCAGCAAGAAAGGTATGGAAACAGCTTACTTTAATGGAGGATGCGATGTTGATTCATCGAATTATGAGAGCTCCAGACAAGCGTATTTTCAAAATTGATATTGGTAATATACCACCAAACGAGGTTGATGCATTTATGGAAGGAATGATCAATAAGATGAAAAAAGTACCGTTTATGGATGAAACCACTGGAGAGTACAATCTCAAGTACAACATGCAAAACATACTAGAAGATTTCTACCTACCAGTCCGTGGTGCAGAAAGTGGAACACAAATAGAAACAACTCCTGGATTACAAATGGACTCCATTCCAGATATTGAATATCTACAAAACAGAATGTTAGGTGCTTTAAAGATTCCAAAAGCTTATTTAGGATACTTAGAAGACACTACCGGAAAAGCATCTTTAGCTTCACAAGATTTTAGATTTGCAAGAACAATAGAACGAGTACAGAAGATCATAGTTAGCGAGCTTACAAAAGTTGCTATTGTACACTTATATTCACAAGGATTTACTGATGAAGAGATTGTCGACTTCTCTCTGAAACTTACACCTCCTTCTACATACTACGAAAGAGAAAAATTAGAATTGTGGACTAGTAAAGCTACCTTAGCAGGCGACTTAGTTGAGAAAAAGCTATTCAGTAGATTCTGGGCTTACGAACATATATTCAATATGCAACCAGAACAGTGGATGGAGGAACAAGAACGAATTGCAGCTGACTCTCAAGAATTCTTCCGCTTAGAACAAATCAAAACTGAAGGAAATGATCCAAAGAAAACTGGACAATCATTCGGAACAGCTCACGATATAGCTAGTCTATATAAAGGCGATCAAGGAGTACCAAAAGGGTATGATGAAAAAGAAATGCCTGAGGGTGGATGGCCTGGTGCTGGAAGACCTAAAGAACCTGGTACATATGGCAAGCATTCACATCCATTAGGATGGGATCCTGCAGGCCACAAACAAAACAAAGCGGCTGGACGTGTAGTCTATGAGTCTCAGAAATTAGACAATTACAAGGGATTAAAGGATAACCTTAAGACAAAATCCGAAGCACTACGCAGTACATACAGTAAAGATGAGAAGAAATCTGGCCTTCTTAACGAAGAAAACTTGCTAGATGAGTAATAATAAAAAAAACCGACATATTTATTATTAAGGTAATATATTATATGAAGAAGTCGACACACTCAAAGATAAAGAATACCGGAATTCTTTTCGAGTTGCTAACGAGACAAATTACAGCAGACACAATGACTGGTGTAACCAACTCTCCCGCACTCAAGATAATTAAGGAATATTTCGCAGCTAAAACAGCTTTAGCGAAGGAATTGGTATTGTACCAAACTCTAATTAACGAAACATTCAAAACCGCAGAGAAAGCAAACATGCTTCTTAATACAACTATTAAGTTGCGTAGAGGTTTGAATGAAAAAGCTTTAAACGATTGCAAGTATAATCTTATTAAAGAGATTAAGAAGCATTACGAGTTAAAAGACTTTTTCAAGTCAACTGTAACCAACTACAAAATACATGCTTCCATTTACAGAGTTTTTGAAGGTGCTGGAATATCACAAGCAGCTGATGTAGTTAGAAGCAGAGCAGCCATAACAGAACATATTATAAAAACTGAAAGTAAACCATCACCTAAGAAAGTTGAGTACTTGAACGAAGATGAAGAAGTGAGAGTTTTAGCATACAAGATTATGTTGGAAAAATTCAACTCAAAATATGCAAAGCTTTCAGATGCACAACAATCAATTCTACGAGAATACATTAACAACGTAAGTAATACTACAACGCTTCGTGACTTTGTTATCAAAGAGAGCGCTAACCTTCAAGAGAATTTAGCTAAAAAGTTAAAAGTGGTTAAGGACCAAATCATATCAATAAAACTGACAGAGGTGATGCATTTGTTAGACAACAACAAAAAGATTAAGCGCGTGAAAGAAGATCATGTTCATTCATTATTGCTATATCACGAACTTCTTAAAGAACTGTAACATGGGACTAAGCTTAGAAGAAAAGAAAGACTTAAAAAAATACATCAAAGAGCAGGCAGCTAAGATGAAAGAAAACACTACTGGTGCCATTGCTACTTATGATACTCCAAACGCATTCACCGGAGATTCAGACGATGATGGTACACAAGCTGTTGATCTTACGGATCCAGAATACGCTTACTCTATCGAAGGTCCTAAAAAGAGAAATCCTAAATATTCTGTAAAACTAAACGAAGTATCTTATCAAGCTTTTAAAAAAGACGAATCGAGATCTACTGTACAGAAGGTTAATGCAAACATATTAGAAGTAAACAAAAATATTAGAGAGTTGGCAAGAATGCTACAACATAGCATAAAGCTAAAAACTGAACAGAAAATGGACAACAATATCCATTGGAAAAAAACTAACGAAGCATTAAAAAAGATGCACCATCGTATATCAGTATTGTCAGAAAAAGCTAATCAACTCTACGATCTAACAGAAGCGACAGCCCAACAAGCTCAAGGAGACTTGCTATCACTACTAAACAGTGTTGGCGATCCACAGTTTGATGCAATACGACCTAACGATATTGATCACAATCCAATAGGACCTGATCATTTTGAGTTTGATGTATTGTTAAATGGCGAACCAATTGCAATTGATTGGGACAAAGGAAACTTAACATATCAAGACTATAGCGAAGAGATACCGTTAGGAAACATTGATAATCCAGAGGAAGTTATCGCTAATATTAAAAAACACTTAATATCATGAAAAGAGTCTTAATAGATTATATTGGATCAATTCAAGTATCGCCTTCACAGATCAACGAATCCATGAATAAAAATAATGGAAAGTTAATCGTGTCAGGAATAATGCAAAGAGCAAGCACTGGCGGTGATGAAAACTTTAATCAAAATGGAAGAAGCTATCCTTTACCTATTTTGAAAAAAGAATGCGAAGCTTACAAAAACACTTTTGTAAAAGAGCGTAGAGCATTAGGTGAACTAGATCATCCAGATTCCCAAGTAGTAAACTTATCGAACGTGTCTCACAATGTGCTTGATTTGTGGTGGCAAGGAAACGATCTGATGGGCAAGATAGAAATACTATCTACACCATCAGGAAACATTGCAAAGGAGTTAATGAAATCTGGGATCAGATTGGGTATTAGCTCAAGAGGAATGGGATCTGTTAAAGAGTTAGGAGAAGGAAAGGTAGAAGTACAAGACGACTTTGAAATCGTATGTTGGGATTTGGTTAGCAATCCATCTACACAAGGTGCATTTATGAACTCATCTTTAAACGAAAATACCAACTCAAACAAAAGCAATAAGAATACAAGAATTCACTCACTTATTAGTGAGATAATATCAGTAATGTAATGAAGACAAATATACTAAAACAACTCAGCGAAGCAATGGATAATGCCGGCGCAACGAAAATGAAGCTTAACGAAAAAGCTCAAGTGCTTGAAGAAATTAAAGAGTACGGAAACTTTGAAGAAGCAATCTATCGTAGCGAAGGATTAAAGGAAGCTGCTAACAGAATATCTGAAATCGTAGAAAAGGCGGAACGTGTTGCTTTACAAGAAACTGAAGAATGGTTTGATGAAGTGACTGTGAAGAGAAACATGAAAGAGCTTAACAATAACAATAAAGAGTTTACTAAAACAGTAGCTGAGGTATCTAAGCTGCAACAGCGTTTAGAATCTTTATACGAAGAAATGGGTAACAATCTATCTCGCTACTATGAAGTTGGTCACTAACAAAAACACAATCGTTGATATACTAGGCGAATTAATGCTTGAGTATACAATACTCGAAGCAAACCCATTTGCTGCAGCTGAGAAGGATGAAGGTGGTGGTGACGCTGGCGGTGATGAAGGTGGTGGTGATGAAGGTGGAGAAGAAGAGAAAAAAGAAAAACCAAAAGGAGACGGAAACGCCTTAACAATAAAATTCGATCCATCGACTGTTAAAAAATACAACACCAATACTGATTGGAGATCTGGCGAAGGTGAAGTCAAAAAAATCTCAAAAAAAGGTTTAGAGGTAGATGTTGATGGATACACAATACAAGTAAACTTTGACGATCTTACCGAAGTATCGAGAGGAGCAACAAAAATGCTTTATAGACATTTTCTCAAAGAAGAAGAAGAGAAGCTAGATGCTGAAGATAAAAAGCAGATAGCGGATTTAGAATCCGAAATGGGAAAAGTAGCTAATGAACTAGGTTCAGCATTCGATGCTGCTCAAGATGAGATTGAAAAAGAGGTAGAACAGATGCCTGACGAAAAACTCAATGAACATAAGCAAAAACTCAACGAAGCGTTAGGAGCTACAGCTATTATAGGTTTTATCTTAGCATTACCTAAACTCGTTGAACTCTTAACCAAATCCTTAGCTAAGTTGGTAAAGTTGATTAAAAAACTTACTGGCGCAAAAAAGCCGGAAACAGAAGAAGAGCAAGCAGTGTGGGCTCAAAAAATTATAGACTTTACTCACAAGTGGCACAAACTATACATCAAAGCATTTTATTATATGTTTAAGATGTCAGGTCTATACAAAAAAGCCGGTATTAAGGATAAGACAATGCAAATGAAAGTTGCCAATATATTCTACTACACAGTTGTGGCAGGGTTAGCAGTAGCTGCTGGAGTAGGCGCAGTCGGAGCATTTAAAACCGGAATAAGTCAAGCAGCTCATGGAGGCGAGTTTGCCTTAGGAACTTTTGAGTCAGTAATGGCAGTTGTGAAATCGGGTG